AACTGCCACTGGTCGCCTAAATTATTGTTTTCTACTTTTACTGCTAACTGCCTGCCTCGCACTCGAGTAAAGATAGTCCCAGTAAACTGCTCAATTGTTACCACTGACGTTCTAGAAATGGTGCCATAGTTAACACCACCTCGAGATGTTGGCGTGTTGTAACCAGAGCCTGAGTTTTGCAATGGGTAAAGTGTCATAGTTAAGTTTGGTGTGACACTAGTTGAACCATTAAAACTTAAATCAGGTAGTATCCTGTAGATAAATGCAAAGTTGTGACCATCATCGATATCAAATTCAGATGATGTTATATACGAACTAATGGCTTTAGCGGGAATAGTTTCCCCATCATCCACACCATATTCATGGTAAACCACATTATTTGAGTAAGTTGTTGCCAGTGGATAATTACGCAATCCAGTATCTAACCAAGCGGTTCTTCCCATGGTGCCGTAATACCATACTTGCTCTACATAATTGTAAACAACATAAGTATCAATAACGGTACTGTTTGCAGAACAATAGAAGAACCATACTTCATTAAATCCTTCGTTAGTACTAGCAAAAAATTGTGATGCTTGCGTAAGGTTAATATTGCCATAAATAAATTGACGTAAATCGCAACTTAAAGTGCTGACGCTACCATCGTATTTATAAAACTTATCCCGACCCATCCAGTACACAATACCAGAGGCTAAAGCCGTTGCATTCTGTCCAACAATAGAAATATTGTCGCTGAGTAAATTAGAACCCCATACTGCTGGTGGTCCTAGGTATTGAAGTGAATAAACAGTTGAATCAGTCCATACCAAGATTTCTTGACGCACCTGCATTGAGGTGACTATTAACGAGCCATGGGATAACCGTAAACTACCTGCTTGGTTGGTTGCAGCAGGAGTCCAATTACTAATTGATTCTTGGTCAGACCAACGAATAAGCATTGGGTCTTGTGCTGTTGTGCCGTAATCATTGCAACCAAACGCAAAGACAAATCGAGAGACATCTGATACGGCTATGCAGTTTTGAATAACAGGCACATCAGTAGAGCCATAAATTGTGGCAATGTCATACCCTATGGTGCTTAAACCATTAGCCGCAACCCAATAATAAATAGCCCCGCCACGAGGTGCAAACAATAAGTTTTCACCAAAGTTAGACTGAGACCATAGTCGCAAGTCTTGAGCGGAAATGGTACCAACACCCCATGTGCCTAACCCCCATGTTCCTGAACTCCAACCAGATAATGGAATGGAAATACTTGGTCCCGTGTTGATTTGGTATTGGACAAGAACTGCTCCACCTTGCGATGATGCACTGGCTGACGCATTAGTTGACGCATTGATTGTGTAAGTGTTTGAATCAATGACGTTGATTTGATAAAACCCATTAATAGTAACGCCATTAAAAGTACTGGACGTTGTAAAGTTAACATAATTGTTAGTTATCTCGCCATGGCTTGTAGCGGTTACAGTAATTAAAGACGAGCCAATGTAACACTGAAATGGGTTAGTTAAAGAAATAACATACCGAAACAAGTTAACTGTGACGGCACTACCGCCAGTTACAGAAGAAGTTGCTGCAGTCTTTACGGTAATTTGAAAGTTATTAGCGTCAATCTTTGTTACAACAAATTGACCATTAAAATCAGATGCAGGAACTCCGCCAACAGCAGCAGACGAACCTGTAATATTAACCACGTCACCCGTGTTTAAACTGGAACCTGCCCAAGCAACTGTGACAGTTTTTAATGTGTTGGCAGTGGTAAAAGCACCTGTTAGCGAGGTAGTTGTCGTTGTGTATTTGTTAGGCGTAATATCATAATAAATACCACCGTTTTCAATATAAAACTTTAAACTGGTGCCAATTGATAGTAGGTTTAAACTTCCTAAAGTTATCCAATTCCAAATTGAACGACAGACTCCCAGGAATGTAGCAGTTGAAATTTGATACCAACCACCTAATTTTTCAGGAGTTCCTTGTCTAAACCGAATTTTGTCGCAATCATACCAGCCACCTTCAGTCGTATACCGAGTGTTCTCTTTGTTTACTCCTGATTTAAATACAATTTTCTTTAGTGGCATACTTGCCCTCGTTTAAACTATTTACGCAAGTGGTCTTGTTCCTGCTTTGTCAATGATTAACGCCTGTTTTCTAGGCTTGTCTTCAGGATGACTTGGTATTGAAATGTGTGTCCAACTGTCAAACTCACGAATAATTTGGTCGTATTCAAGACCAGACGCTATTAATGTTTGAACCACTTCATTGGGTGTCATATTAGGCACCCGAATGTCAGCCGCACAGCCTATCCGATGTTGGCTGGTATCTTTTGAACCAACCGCATCGTTAACTTGCTTTGACCGAAACGCAGAATTAATCATTACAGGTTTACCACGCAATACAATTTTTACTCGCTCGAGGAACTCAGCCAAGCGTTGTAAATTGGCAAGTTCAGAATCATTGGGCGTGTTATCAAACTGACGATGGTCAGTATGCGTAAGTTCTTCAAGAGTAAAGTGTTCAGTCAAGTTTGGCATCGTCATGTCCTATCTTAATACCTGTAATCAAACCAATAAATCCACCAATAATTGTTTGAAACGCAGGGGTAATGGCTTCAAATATCTTGGAGTTATCAATGTCTTTGTTAAACATTCCTAAGAGCAAAGCACCAACCATACCAAGGATAACAATACATAAAGTAACAGTTACGCACATAGTTACGAATCCACCAACATTTTCTTTGCTAATCATTTAGATGCTACCCCTTGTGTTTTTTCGTAAGTTCGTAATCCACCCATACCTAACATTCCCATCATGAGTTGCCACAAGTTATCATCTAAACCCATTAAAGGGGGCATAGCAATGTGAAAAGCAGGAAGAATACTAGTTGCCAATGGACGCAAAATGTATTGATACAGTAATGCTAAAGCACAAACCCAACCAATTGCAGGTCTCCATCCTGATACAAACAAAGAAGAACTACTTGCTTCAACTTTGTTAATGTCAGTTTGAGCAGTCATCTTAGATAGTTCCCCTGATTCTTGCAATTTAAGCAGTTCAAGTTTGGCTTGAGATGCTTGTGCGGGGTCAGGGAATAATCGAGAGATTAAAGTGTTGCCTAAGTCTAAAGCAGCGGATATAGGGTCTAAACTCATTCGTCTGCAGGCAATGGTGTATTGCCTTCTTCTAGCCATTTAAGATATTCTTGATAATCTGTATTGTTTTTATCAAAAGGAATCATTGCATTATCTGATAAGCGTATTACTGAATTTATTTCAGTAAAATCAAAATATGGTTTATTTAATTTATACATTTTTATAACTCCGCAGATGCAGTCCAAGTTGTTTGACTATTACCTGCTGCTGTTGAATAAAACCCTTCAGTTGTTATTGCCGCAGTAGTGCCTATGGTCATTGTTACTGTTGGGGCGGCTCTCATTGACACTTTAAAAGGATAAGATGCCGTTCCGTAAGTACTATTTAAGGTAATATCATTTACTCTATAACAATAGTATCTTTGGCACAAAGCCAATTCAGTCCCATATTGACGATATTCAAATCCTGTAGCGTTTGTTCCTACTTCTAATTGAACACCTGTAATGTAGAAAGTTGCCGAGTTGTTTGCAACAATATTTACCGCTCCTGATGTTGAAAATGCAGACCCAGATGCCCAAGAACCAGCAGTCCCATTAAATGTTGAGCCAGCACCCAATGATAGAACTAATTCTAATCCTGCACCACTTGTTTTCCCCCATGTGCCTGTTGTATCTCCAACAATAGTAATTGTTTTTTGTTCCCAAGTATTTGCAGTATTTACTGTGTAATTAAAAACATAACTTCTATCATAAGTAGGTGCGTTTCTAACTGATGCTGCAAAAGTTCCTGTAAGACTTGAATAAATTAAAAAATTTATTGTTACTGTTTTTGCATTTGCAGTCCCCCACCCCAAATCAGCAACATTGTAACCTTCTACTCTGTGGAGTAATTGAAAATAATCTGTGCTAACTATTGAATATGCAGATAATGATGTAATGCCTAAATAATTTGAAAACCCTGATGGAGGTGTAATTGACCCTGCATTTTGTTGAGAAGAAAATTTAGAAGATTGAGAAATATTAAAACCAAATCTGTCAACACCGTAATACTGCGTTCCTGTTACAGGTGTAACACTAGCACCAGCATTTCTTTGGTCAATTACCATTGCACCATTAATGATGCGATTTTTCATAGTTGATGAATTACCAGGACCAAGATTAGTTCCTGCTATGCTTGTGCCAATTACATCTGCATTAATTGTTCCGTATGCCATATTAAAGTCCTAACTGTTCATCTGTTGGTTTTGGTAAAGTAGGATGTTCCCATTTTGCGATGTAATCACCTTTACCATCTGAATCATTTTGAATTTTAATGATGTTTAAAAAATCTTGTGAAGTAAGGCTTGGATATAAAGCCATAATTTTTTCATATAACATCTATACTCCCCTTACAAATGAACCGTTAAAATATGTGTTATATGTTGCAATAACTGTGGGTTGTGATGTTGCAGTATATGCATATATTTCAATGTAATCGGTTGAACCATTAAAATAAACTAATGAATTAACTGTACAAATTCCATTAACCCCTTGTACGCCTGTTTTATGAGTAGCCCCATTTTTATAAATATATGCTACTGTTAAATAGTTATTTGTCGACCATGCAACACCTGCATTAATTTGGTAATACCCTGCTACTGTTGGTGTAAAACGATAATTTGTGGTTGAATCAAAACAATTGGCAGTATCCCAGTCTTCTGTTTGGAATTGTATTTTTGTATTTGTAGCACCTCCAGGACTTTGTGCTACGCTTTGATAAGCAGAAAATGTTGGACCGCCACTTATCGTACTCCATGCACTACCATTCCATAGTTCATATCCACCATAGGTACTGTTGTAACCCAATTGATTTGTATTAGGACTTGCTGGTCTTGTTGCAGTTGTCCAAGTAGGGAATGTTTCCCCGTTTGTACCGTCTAATATTAATGGCATTTTATATCCTATTCATACATAATATTTATTGAACCTGCATCAAAAGTGTCTGTGCCACCCACCGTTGTAAGTTGCAATCTATCCAACGTACCTGATAAAACTTTAGTTCCTGTAATGAAGAAAGCATAACCTGCAATTGAAGAAGATAACCCACCATGGGCTACCCAAGTATTACTACCAAATAATGTAAGAGTAATTGCTCCATTTAAATTATTTGCAGCATTTGCGTTTCTAATTTGATACCCTGTTGTTTCTGTAGATAAATTGTTAGATGCAGCATCAACAAACTGTGCTCCTGAACCCAGATATCCTGTTGCATCTACAGAACCAGCCCCAATTCTGACAACCGCAATACTTGTACCATTTGTTGATACAGCATTAAACATTACAGTAATTCTTTTAACCCATGATGGGATGCTTGTAAAATTAATTGCAGTACCACTTGTAGTTGCCTGTGCAGTTCCTAAAGTTAAAGCACTATTTTGACCAGAAACTACAACCGTACCTGTAACATCTGGAATAGTCAAAGTTTGATTGGAATTTGTGGCAGGACCTTGCAAGGTCATTGAACCACTGCCGCCTGAAGGTGCACTATTAATTAATGTTGCCATATTTATCCTTAAATAATTACCCAGCGTTGACCGCTAGAAACTGTTACTGTTTGACCTGATGCTACTGTAATAGGACCCACACTCATCGCATTATTTCCTGTGGCGATGGTGTAACTACTCGATACAGTTGAGTTATTTAAAACAATACCATTACTCGCAATTAATGCTTGAGACTGTAGTTCACCTGTTGACGGTTTGTAATTATATTTTGCGTTAGACGTGTAAACGGTTAATGCAGTTCCTGATGTTGCTGATGCAAACAACGGGTATAAAAATGTTGCAGTCGAAGTATCATTTGATAAAGTTGCCCCACCAACTGAAGACCAAATCGTTCCGTTATGCCCTTCAAATTGTGAAGTTGTACTGTTGAACCTTAAATACCCTGCAACGCCTGTAGGCTGCTGTCCTGTCGTGCCAGATGGCAATAAGATGGCATCTGTACCAACAAACGATGCAGTAACTAATGGGCTTGCGGTATTAATACCAAGTCGGGAGCCAGTAAAGAATAAATTTGCACTACTACTGTAAGCACCTGTTCCGTTACCATAAGGAATATAACCAGTGGTTAATGTAACCAAGCCTGTTCCGCCTGCGGCTACTGGTAATGTCCCAGCCGCTAATGCTCCTGCTGATGTTGAATACAATGCATTATTGGCAGCAGTAAATGTCGTTAATCCTGTTCCGCCTACTGATGTTGCAATTGTTGGACCGTTCCATGCTGTGCCATAGGTACCAACATACAAATTTGGAAAATAACTTTCAGTTTGTACTACGTTTGTACCATCTGCATAGACTGCACATTTGTATCCGTTTGGTACAGTTATACCAGTTCCAGCAGATGTTTTAACTACAATTGCAAAACCACCCGTGGTGTTATTTTCAACAATGTAAGTTTTATTTAGTGTGGGTACAATTAAGTTTCTTATTGCAGCATTGGTTCCTGTGCAATTTAAAAAGAAATTTCGATAATCTTGGTTAGCAACGGTATTCGTTGCTGTCAGCGTTACGTCAGCATTTGAAAAAGGAACTGCAACACGACCTACAATTGATTGTTCGAATACGTTCGAGAAGTTTGAATTGGTAGTTGTTCCCCAGGTGCCGTTTTGTTCGCCTGTTCCAATTAACTCAATTTTTAAATTCGTTGAAAATGTACTCATGGAATTCCTATCCCGTTATGATATCTGACCAATTTGAAGTGTTAGTATTATTTACCGTTAACCAATTGGGTAAATTACTATTGTTTACCGCTGTCCAATTTGGCACTTCATTGTTGTTAATGATTTGCCAGTTCGATAAATTACTATTGTTTATTAATTGCCAGTTTGCATTTTGGTCATCAATAATAGGTTTCCAATAATAATAGCCTACATTTCCTGTATTTGCAATGCCATTTATACCCGTCAACGCAACAGTTAAATTGCTGTTTGTTACACTACCAACCGCTCCAGTTGCGACTGCACTTGCTAAAGTAACAAGTTTAGTTACTGAACTAACAGCACCATTTGCATTGCTACCTGTTAATGCAAGCGTAATTTCTGGCAATGTTGTGCCGTTTAAACCTGTAGCAAAATTACCAAGTTCTGCTTCTGATTGGCTTGCTTGAACAGTCCCTGGGTTTCCAGAAGCCACAGAACCTGTCACAGATGGTGAATTTGATAAAGATAATGACCCGTTTAAACCATTTAATGCATTCCCAGTAATTGCTTGCGACCCTGTTCTTTGAACTGTTCCCGCAAAACCGCTACTTACATTCCCTGTCAATGCCACAGTAATTGAAGGCAACTCAACGCCAGCAAAACCGCTTGTTACTACACTGGTTAAACTTGGCAATGTAATAGGAGTGATTAAACCAGTAAATCCACTAGCAAAGTTCCCAAGTTCGCTTTCTATAACAGTTGCTGTAACTGTTCCTGTCGCTCCAATACTATTGGCACCAGTTAATGCTACAGTTGTTTGTATTGTTTCTGTACCAGTAAAACCACTGGTAATTACGCCAGATATTGGTGTATTAATTGTTGCTGTTGTTGAGCCGACCAAACCTGATGCAGCACTACCTGTTTCAGCAACAGTATTGGTTGCCAAAACTGACCCAGCAACGCCAGAACTGTTGGCACCAGTTAAAGTTAAACTAACTTGTGTTGTTAATGCACCATTTAAACCACTTGCAAAACTTCCAGTAGCAGCAGCAATTTTATTAAAGATTACTGTGCCAGCAAAACCTGAAGTGTTACTTCCAGTTAATGCAATTGTCGTACTTGGTGCTTCAACTCCAGTTAAACCACTACCAAATACTCCAGTTATTGCAGGAGAAACAGCGGCAGCAATAGCCCCAGTATAACCACTGGCAAAGTTTCCAAGTTCTGTTTCAGTACTGGTTGATGTAACTGTTCCAACAAAGCCAGAAGTGTTTACCCCAGTTAATGCTATTGTTTTTTGTGCAGTTGCAGTTCCAGCAAACCCACTGGATAATGCTGTTGATATTGAAGTTGTAGATGATACGGTTGGTGCAGTGGCTAAACCTGATGCAAAACTACTAGTTAATGTAGTAGTTTTAGTTGTCGTAATCGTTCCAGTAAGTCCAGCACCATTGCTACCAGTTAAAGATAATACTGGGGATGGAATTAATAGCCCATTTAAACCGCTTGCAAAACTGCCTGTTGTGCTGACTGTTGAATTGGATGTTACTGTTCCAGAAAATCCACTTGAAATTGAACCAGATAACGCAACAGATTTAATGGTTGCAACAGAGCCTGCAAATCCACTTAAACTTGCTGAAGTCAATGCAGGAGAGGTAGATAGTAATCCAGCAAAACCAGAAGCAAAACTTCCAGTTGTGTTTATTATTGGGTTTGGAATTGCTGTTCCTGTAAACCCACTACTATTAGAACCTGATAATGATACTGTTTTACTGGTTGTAACAGAACCTGTTAAACCGTTTAAGAATACTCCAGTTAATGCTGGAGAAATAATAGATGATACTGCTCCCGAAAAACCAGAAGCAAAGTTTCCTAACTCAGCATCTGTATTATTTGATAAAACAATTCCCGCAAAACCACTGGTATTTGACCCAGATAAAGCAACTGATTGAGTAATTCCAATAGTGCCAGTAAAACCAGACGTGTTTACACCAGTAAGTGGACGTGGAAGATATCCTGTTAAACCAGATGCCAAACTACCTGTAATACCTACGGCACTACTGGTTGTTACCGACCCTGCAGCACCACTTGCCCCAACGCCTGATAAGGCAATAGAAATTACTGGGGTTTCTGCCCCAGCAAGTCCAGTTGCTACTACACCTGTTGACGCAAGCGTTCCACCCCAACCATTATCGCTCCATGCATTATCACCCCAGCCCAGAGCCATACACTACCTTAAGTTGTAGAAAGGCGTACTAAAGCAGTGGTAGTTGTATTGGAAGGCATTGTTAAAGTGAAAGTACCAGCAGTAACAGTTTGTGAACCAAAAGTATACACAGCAACCGCTTTGTTAGACTGCGTTGAGTTATACAACAACATTGAATCAAATGCTGTTGATAGCGTAACGGAAGTATAAGAGATACTTGCTGATGGTGTCCAATAAGCAACACCTGCAGTTGCAGAAGTGTTAGTTGAAGCGGGGGCAGTTGCATTGGTTACTGCTACTCCACCTGCAGTATAACCAGCACCTGTTACTTCATTGGTTGCACTATATACAGTTGTTGAGGCATTAACTGTTGCAGTCGTTAAATATAAAGCCGCTTTAAACGAGTCAGCAGTCGATGCCGCACGAATTGGAGAAACTCCAAAGTTATGGGTAGCAGTTGCTAATTCTGCTAAAAAAGAAGTGCAAAGCGATTGTGTATTTGCCATAATTTATCCTATTTCGGCACCCATTAAATCTGTAAATGGTGTGTGTTTTAAAGTTACATGAACAGAACGGTGGACTAATTCATCGGCTAACCAATATTCAGTCCATGTAGTCAATTCATTATCATTTTCGACAACGCCTTCTTTTTTTAAAAGTAAAGAGTCATCCATTTCGCCTTTTGTCGTGGTTACTAGAGCCATCGTTTAAATCCTTATTAATGCGTCAGTTGATGTGTTTGGTGGCAGAGTAACGGTAAAGTTGGGACCAGCCGTTTTATCTGAACCAAAGTTTAGTACTGCAATTGATTTGTTGCCTTTTGTTACATTATAGATAAGTGCACCTCTACAAGTAAAGGAAACATTTGTCCATGAAACATTATCAAAACTAACATACACAATGTTGTTTAACTGCAAAATCGTTACATTGTTGCATTGCTTACCACCAGCCGTGTAATTTACTGAAGTTACCTCATTGGTGGCTGTGTAAATAGTGGTGCCTGCTCCCAGGTCTGCATTGCCGTTATACAACGCCATTTTAATTACATCAGTGTTTAAACTCTGTGTACCAGCAAAAAGGTCAGCCTTAAACGAGGTGGTAATGGTTTGATATATCATATGACTGGGTATTTAGGTAAGCCATCACGATAAGCATCACCCTTCTCCTTGGCATCGCTGAGTTGTTTGAGTAAGCCCATGGCTTCATCAGCACGTCCTTTATAGAGGGCAACCATATCGGCTTCACCCTTCATATAAGTGATTGCTTCCATTAAAGCCATATTTAATAGTGCTACATCAAAGTTGTCGCCTAGCCATGTTGTTCCAGCAGTAACAATGGACTCAGGGTAGAAGTTGTACTGTAACTCGACTGTATACGCCACATCTGGTGTGGGTGCCAAGATAAAACTTAATTCGGTTGGATAACTGGTTTGTGGACCATATAACGCATAATACTGTGGGGTCCCCGTTACTGTCGAACTTGGATAGGCTTCTCGCAAAAAGTTTACATCTTTGTTTAGAAGAGCAGTATAACTTTCTGTTGCTGTACCATAGTTTTTAATAATCCAAATTGCGAACACGGAAAGGAAATCATTTGGCGTTGAAAGGAATTGGTTACCAATCGTACAGTTACCAATTGAGTTTTTACGCAATGATGGTAATTGGACTGCATTGTAAATACGCTGCTCCGCTTGCTGAATAAAGCGATTCATATCAACAGTCGGAAAGTTATTCTCCGAGTAGTCTTGGATAGCAGTAACTAATTCGTTATAGGTCACGCCATTGGTCCTCTAGATTTAAACCCTTTAGTTGCACACCCTTTGCCACGCATAGCAATACCGTCTGTTTTCTCTTCACCAACACCGTAACTTACACCATTTTGTACAGGGTCTTTAAGATTTACATCTCCTGCTTTTTTAGTTGCAGCATATGGTTTCTTTGGAATCTGACCATCGGTTGACTTAGTCCCACTATGCGGAGCAGCGTAAGTAGATGCACTACCCACTTCTTTGCCCATGGATTTTTTTGAGAATGCCATTATCTACCCCTTTGATTTGCTACTCGAGCCAAGTTTCTACCCATTGATTTGGAGTTCTTGTTTAAACTGCTCTTGCTTGGTTTGGGACCGCTATCGATGACTCGACCGCCATCCGTAGGAAATACTTGAGCATTGGTTTTGCCTTTGCTAACCATTCCATCTGCCGCTTTTTTGTAACCCATTTTATACTCCTAACTGGTTGAAATTGTAACTGAACCTAATGTTATCGATAGTATCAAATTGTTAGGAGTTAATCCAGTGTCTGTACCTCTAGCACCGCCAATTGGACTCCAGCCCCATTCAAATATTCTACTACCATTCTGCGGGAATCCATTTGAATTTAACGCAGTTGTATTACTCTTTGAAACTTGTAGACCACTGGTACCAGACACTTGATAAGAGACATCTGGTCTTGGTTCACGCAATGCCTGTGGGTCAAATACTGGGTATAGACCAACTGATAATTGTGGTTGGTCTGGCTCCCAGCAAGCAGGACATACTTTAATTTCTACAATTCTAGTTTTAACAATTTCTTTTTTTAATTGTTTTAACTTAAATCTCTGACCGCACCTATCGCACTCGGCAATTGCGAACTTACCCGCTGCAAATTTATTAGCCATTTTTTAAAAAAATTGTTGACGTGGAACAAATCGAGCAGCGGCTTTTTCTCTATCTTCTTGTGTTGCTAACAACCATGCTTCATCTGCCATTACTTTTAATCTATCAATTCTATCCATTGCTTCTGGAGACTTAACGGCTAATTGGTAGGCTAGTGCTGCAATCAAGCAAGGAAGTAATCTAAATGGAATATCCTCTACCTGACCACCAACGCCTGCATCTTGGATTCTACGCATCCGCCAATACACCAATGTGTAGTTTCCGCCATTGTTTGGGGTTGGATACACGCTGCACATTGGCAAGTTTTGTTGGTAGATTACCGCTCCAGCAGTATGAGCCGCAGCAGTCGTATTGTTTTGACCTCGAGCACAGAGTTGCAATTGATTATTTAAGACACTAGCATAGAAAATAATTTCTGAATCTATTTGTATATATCCTGTTGAAGGCAATCCAACAGTCGAACTAATTTGAATAGTTGTATCGGTTGCACTAATATTTGTAGTGGTGCCATTCCCAACTAACAACGCAGAGGTAGGGTTTGCCATGCCAGATTGACGATTAATGTAAATCTGAATTGGTCTACCTTGCGTTAACTTATTCGGAATGTTTAAATAATTGGTGCCAGATATTCGAGTAATGCTAATGTCTGTTTGATTGACAGAGGCTTGGTTCTGACGAATTACATGGTCAACCAAGTCTACTGTATTGGCTGGCAAGGGGTAAGTTACCTGTCCTGCAACTAACGGTATCTCACCCTGTTCTATCGTCCATAAATTGAGACCTTTATTAGCCCAATCCATGGTGATGATGTTAAGACTTCTCCTAGCGGTACGCAACTGATAACCAGTACGCATCTCAATCCCGCAACGCTCATATGCCTCTTCGGCAATCTCGTTGAAGTCAAGATTAAAAGATGAACTACCGCTGGTGTATGATGCCATTACTTAGCAGCCTTTTTTTTGATAATTTCTAGCACTGGCTCTTCAACTACTTCTTCAACCACTGGTGGTGTAAAGTATGCTTGAATTTGTTGGGTTAAGACAACGAACGGTTCAGAAGACGAGCCTTCAATCATTGCAATAAGTTGTTTTGCTTGGTGGTCTGTTAATTCTAATATCATTTTTTACTCGCTCTCATGTTATCAATAAGGTTTGGATACGGTCTACCTGCTGCTTTAGCCATGGCTTTGGCACTGGATTTTTTCTTTGATGATAGTTTTTTAGGTTTACCTAATGATTCAGGTCTTGGTTTATTCCAGACTTGTCCGCCTTCAGCATACATATCAACATCATTTGGATTGTCCGTACGATGAATGACTGTCTTCTTAGGCATCTTGTCTGGGTTTACCGCACCCATACCACGGCATTCTCTCATCTTAAACGACCTTTTGTTTTGCCACGTTGAGCACAACCATCGCCACGGGATGCTACCATTCCGCCTGCTTTATATTTAGACCCAAAAAACTCTCTAAACTTTTTACCTGCTGATTTAGGCTCAGGTGCGGGTAAATTTTTATCAGGTCCTGCAATACCTTCACGTTGAACTTTTGCAATTTCTGCAGCGTTAAGTTTTTTATCTTCTTTAGGAGGTCTAGAAATTGTTTCTGAAAAAGTTTTACCGTTTACTCTTGGTATTTCTTCTGATTTACTCATTTTTGGTTTAGGCTTTACTCGAACTGGTTCAGACTCTTCATCTTTTTTGCCAGTCTCTAAGAATCTTCTAGCACGGGCACGAACATCATCATCAAGTCCAGTTGGTTGACTGGTATCATCACGAAGGTCTACAACATCACCACCTTCATCGTATCTTTTAACTCTACGTTTCATATTAACCCCTTAACAGTATTTTTTGGAACCACCACCAGCCATTTTAATCATCGTGCCTTTTGTCTTGCCACGGCTTGCTATGCCATCAACCGCACCACCGCCAGCCATCTTCTTCACGGCTCCGCCTTTTTTCATTGGCATTCCTTGAGCGGGAGGCATCATGGTTGGAGCAGGACCTGCCATAGGACGTCTAGCACCTTTTTTCTTAGCCATCATTGCCATCATGCGTGGGTCAGGAGGCATTCCACCAGCAGCCATCTTGACTACTTTACCGCCTTTTTTTAACGCAGCAAGGTTTGTCCCTTTGCCGCCTTTATGTTCTTGTTTGTCATGCATTGAAAAAGCCTTTTTGATAATCTTTTTATCTTGGGCTTTGTCCATTTTCATATCTTCTTTTGAATCTGATTTCATAGTTTCTCCACCATTTTTAAACTTCTTACCTTTATCGGCTGTTGAAAAATCTTTCCCAACAGATTGTGATACGCCTACTTTTTTTGCAAAACCTTTGTTATGGGCTACTGCTTCCATAAAATTGTGTTGTTTTTTTGAAGTGCTTGGCATTATTATCTCGCAATTAATTGATTGATTTTATCTTCAAGTTTATTAAAGCGTTGGTCAATATGGTCTTGAATTTTAGCCAACTCTGATTTAGTTACTGTTTCTCTTGCAATTTCTTCACGGGTTTTATTAAGTAAAAGCGTTAACCGCTGTAACTCAGTAAACTTTTCTTTTAAAAAGAAACCTAGGGTGCCAAGCATAAATGTCATGACAATATTCCACACAACCATTATTTCTTTAATATCCATTAACATTTCCATCTCTTCAGGCTTGCTGCTTTTCTAGTTGGTTTGCCGTTCTCATCCTTCATGGGTCCTGGCATACCGCTCATTCTTGCACAGAAAGACCTCTTGCGAGGTCCTCCTTCTGGCTGTGGTGCTTTTAAATGCGAGCCAGTCGCTGCGTTATACTTTGCCCGACCTTTAGCAGTAAGTCCAGCCCCCTTAGAAACCGAGAGTTTTTCGCCTCTTCCAACTGCAAGACTGGGGGTTTTCTTCTTAGTAGCCACATTACGCCATCGCTTCCTGACAAACTACGTTTACTTGGAATGTTGCACCTGCAGATGATGTTACAGCAACAGTTAAAACATCAGGGATGTTCCCCTTAATATTTGTCAACACAGGAAAAAAGTTTGTTAAATCTAATTGTTGCAACCCATTATTAGCCGTAGAAAATGCATACACTACTTCACCGCCAGCCAAAGATACAGAACTTAAATCTTGTTGAGCAAAAGAGTTATACGAACCTAATGTATTCAAATTAACAAAATTTGCACCTTGTAATGAAATTTGATTTGTTGGTGTTGATGCAATTAGTTCTACTAGACAAGTTGCTGAAGAGTTAATTAACAATGTTTGTGGTAATAATTGACCACGGTCAATCAAACCAATTTGGTATGCATTTCCTGCCGCAGGACCTGTTTGCATCGGTGTTGAAGTTACAAGGTCTTGAAATGTTAATGTATTAGCCGTATTGGAAATAATACGAGCCGTATAGTTGGCTGTTGCCACTGCACCACTTGTATATGCACCTGGAGTTTTAGGTCCAAAATTAATTAAAACTTGGTTACTTGTTAATACGGTAACACTATAAATACCGTTATACGTTGCAGGTGTTGAGCCTGAAATTGTAATTACGTCATTGGTTGATAAATAATGTGATGAAGTAAAAGATACTGTTGCAAAAAAGTTAGTTACGCCAGCAACTGTATTACTGGATAAACCACTTATTGTTGCAATTCCAGACAAACTTCCAGAGTAATACAAAGACTTTCCTGTCCATTGATTAATCGCCCAATAAGTTGCTGTCGGTACTGCTGCTGGGCTTGCTGTATTTGGGAAGTTAGGAATTTGTAAAACAAGCGTTGTTGTGCTTGGTACATTTTGGATTAAATAAGTATTAGCACCATATGATTGTGTTCCTGTAATTGTTCCTGACGCACTTGCAATTGATGCAGCGGTAGCAACAGAATAAGTACCTACCCCACCCGCTGTGTAAAAATTATAAGTACCTGATGCCTGAACAGTAAAGGCTTGGCTCAATACTACCGATGCCCCAATTACTTGGTTAACAAAAGTACCTGCAGGAATACCTGTTCCTGACACAAGTTGACCAGCAAGAATACTTGCACCTGAAGACAAACTAACAGTACTTGTACCAACTAAACCACCACTAACAAATGTTGGTGAAACAACGGCTGCACTTGTTGCAGTTACTTGCGAAACAATTGCTGGAGACCCAACAATACCTGTTCCTGTTAAAACTTGACCAATTGCAATAACACCTGTTACGGCTGTTACAGTAATAATATTTGTAGAAATGGTATAAGCCGTAATTGAAGCAACTTGTGTAAATGCCGATAAAGTCACATATTGTGCAGGAGAATTTAATGATAAGTTTGTCACGGCAAAATTATGTGCCGCACTAAATGTAAGCAATGCTTGACCATTATTACCTTGACCAACCATTGAACTAATTGTACCAACTACACCTGATGCACCAATTGTTAAAGTACTTTGTGTTCCCGCTGTAATTGCAGCATTAGTGTTGTCAAACAAATTAGTACCAACAGGTCTCATACGGAAAGACATAGCAGGGTAACGCTTAGATGCAGCAGGAACAGTCTGCTGCTGTGTAGCGGCATCATTACCATAAGAATAAGTAAACCCACGTTGTTGGTCACGACCACCTTCAATTAATACAGAAACACCATAATGGGTCATAACTGATTGTGCACCAGTATTTGAATTACGTTGTTCATAACGAACTGGCAAGTTACCCGTACGACTCCATGGTTTAACTTGTGATTGACCTTGAATGGTTGCATTACCTGTTCCAACTTGATGCAATATCCAAGGCTCACCATTAATTACAACACCCCAACGAATTGCTCCTGCTCCGTACCAAGCGTACTCCATCCAAATCATTTGTACTTTTGACCAATCTAATGAAGCAATAATTTGTTTATTACCGTTCCAAGTAGTAATGTCAAAAATTGTGTCTGTTGGCAATCCGCCTGAATCAGAACGAATAACGCAATATATACCAAAAGGATTAATAGTTGTTGGGTTGTTTTGCATTAAAAACACGCCATTGGAATCATCAAAAATACCAACACGTTGAAACTGCCCTGCTGTAGCACCGCCAAAGTTCACATTGGAAGCCATGTACATGGATTTTCCAGGTTGGTAACGATGGTAAGGACGAGACTGACGAATAGTAATATCTCCAGCAATTGGGGATACGTTGTTTAAACCACCACCAATAGTCATGGTGACACCACCTAATCCTGGGTTTTGAACTATAGAAGCATTACCAGAGACGTTAACAATAATTTGCTCCCAACGTAATGGTTGAACACCATATTCAAAGTCAGCATCGTAAATATTTTGTGCTTGAGATACTTTTAATTTACCGACAACGTCTCGCAATCGTTGCGGTGCAATAAATTGGGCGGCACCATCAATGCCCTGCCATGAAGTTGTAGGGGTCTGAACACCCATTTGCCCAGTTTGCGAACTTGGACCAGCATTTACTCCAGCATTGGAGAAAAAATTAAATAAACTCAAATTCATACCTGCTCCTAAGATTGTTTAAAAAAAGGCACTGGTGTGCCTTTCAGGTCGTTAATCAAAGTTACCGTATGGATAAGCAGTTGTAGTTCCAATATTTCCATCTTGCTGTATATAACGCAATGAAACATAAATCTGACCAGCAGAAATAGTTGTCATGCTTGTTCCAGTTAAAGACAAGGTAAATACAACTTGTGAAACGGCTTGCGTGCCATTAATACCAACAATGTCAGTTGATGTACCATTAGCATTAGTTACTTGTGTACCAGAAAATGAAGTAGTTGTACGACCTGCACCAGACAATGTTGCTGTTGCATAGGTAGCCGTTCCCGCTTCAACTGTATAGTTATTTGATAAATAACATTTAATTGTTGATAAAGTACCAGAAGCAATTGTTGGCAATACGGCTACGTCAATAATACACTGGTCAATATCAGAACCTGTTGGAATATAAAATACTATTCCACGGTAAATTTGGGTTGCCGTATCAGCAGGAATTGTTTGTGTAGTATTTTGCCCTAATGGCAAAGTTGAAGACGGTACATAAATTGTTGCATTACCGTTTGGAATATTGTTTGAAGCAATAAAAACACCTGAACCACCAGCATAACCAGCGGTGTTTGCAGTTGTGTTTAATAGGTTTAAATAACCACTTTGGGTAAGTGTAGCGTAACCCATATTACGTTGTGGTCCAAAGCGATTTTCTCCGACTAAAATCGGTCCATCAGATACTGAGCGTCCCATAGTGGACTCCTTATGCAGAAATTAATTAAATATACAATAGATTATAACTAAAAGGGGGCGTTTAAACCCCCTTTATTTTTAGAATGAACCTGAAGAACCGTACATTCCCAATGGGTCAGACCAACCAAAAGAATAACGCTCACGAGACTTGTAACGTACGTTACCTGTTTCGAAATCGCCATCCATGTCGTTCTTGATTGGAACACGAATAAAGTGCTTCAAACCGTTTGGAACGTCAGTTGTTAGGAACCATGCGTTGGTATCTGTTAAGAAGTTGTTAATTGTGTAACCTTCAGAAATAGAACCATTGTTTGCAATTGCATTGATGTCGTTGTTGTTTGTACCAACACGCAATTGAGTTTCAAGCAAACGAGTTGCTACGAACTGTAGTGCAGGTGGAACAACTAACTTCTTCGGCTTCGCAGCGATTAACAAACTACGCTCATCCGTCCAAGCAGCAATTTGAATAACAGCATTTTCCAATGATGTTTCATTCAAGTCTGAAGCAGTAGATGGAGTATTTGCATTGGTACCACCAGAAACTAACGGGTGTGAAGCAGAGAATAAAGCAACACCATCACCACCTGCAAAAGCAGCGGAGAAGCCGTTGTTTAACACGGCAGCAGCCTTAATTTGCTTAGTGTAAGACATGGCACGAGCCAAGCCTTTAGTGTAACGGTTAGAGAGACTATCGTAGAGGTTATCTTCGATTGCTTCTTCCGTCAAACTAAAACCTAATGCAATAGTTTCATGGTTGTAACGTGCTGTCCATGCTTCTTGAGCATTGTCATACGCAAGACCAGAGCCTTCGTTTTTGACTGGTGCTGCAGAGAATCCTGACAGTTTTGTTTCTTCTTCAAAAGAACGCTCAGAAGTTTCAATTTCATAAATCTCTTTATGTTGCTCTCCGTAACGCTCGTACTCTAAACCAAACAAGGCGTTTAAACCTGGTAACAGTTCTTTTACTAGTTGTGCTCTTGAAATTGCCATTTTAATTGCTCCTTAATTAAGCGACTGTTGAGCCAGTTGCGTTGTAATACTCATGGAAGCCAAAATTAAACTTAACAATTGCTTCTGGATACTGAGTAAAGATGAAAGTCGAACCTGACGCAATACTCGACACGTTACTAGGTGTGGTTGCCGCAGCATTCACGGTAACTGGTTGAGCATTGATTGTTACAGATGTTGCACCTGCAGCGGCTGCTGAAGACACATATGAACCTGTACCAATGTACTGACCGTTTGGTGCTAGATAACCAACTTCAGTTCCTACTGGAAGTGCGAGTGGTAAACCACCAGTACAAGCAATAGTTGTTGAAGTTACAGCACTTGTAGATAAAACGCTGCTAGTAATAGCCGTATCAGGTACAACGCTAAC